CAAGCACCTCAAAGTGTATGGCGAAATGTCTGCCAGCTTGAATGAGGGCACCAATGACTATGGCACCAAAGCCGGGGTCAAGTATTCTTTCTAAAGTAACGTACGTTCATCTAACATGGAAGAAAGCATCTACGAGTTACAATTTACAGTCACCTCTTTACGGATGCTGCACAAGGCTGTTACCTTCGCTCACGATAAGTGGGCAGGAGGTGATCCTGTGGAGCAAGAATATTATAAATACCTGAAAGATAGTCTGCAACGTGTACTCTTAGAAGAGACTTTCATGTTGGACGCATGACGCCACACCATGGAACGGGGGTGTGGTACTTCGGAGAAATTCAATGCCTACCGTTGAACTGCAAGCTCGCGTTAAAGAGCAGAAGGCTGCTGTCAAGCAAGCCAAGCTGAAGTATCGCGGCGTTACTTACATTAAATCTGGCAAGTAGACTTTTGGGGAGGTGCAATTCCTCCCCTGCCTATTGGCGTTGGCCCTACGGGACACCCTTCGCCGTCTAGACGGTGGGAATAGACCACATTAAAATCTATTATTAACAACATGCCTAGATCACGTTTCGGAAGAGGCGCTATTGACCCTACTGATGGTTCGGTTAATGAAATGCCAACTACCTTCCGTGTCCTATATCCAACCCACAACTCAACGGATCAGCTGTTCATTCCTGGTAACCAAGCTGAAGGGGATAACCCTGACAGTGGTTCCATGGCTCAACGGCTGGCTGACTGCCATAACCTTGTTGGCGACGATACTGGTGATAACAACATCGGCGTCGCTGTTCAAGCTAATACTCTTGCTGATTGGTAATTAATTATGCGCGTACCTGCAATCTATGAAACTTCCCGTGGCGAGCCCACGGATGAAAACCCCACTGGTCAACCGGTTTCAACCGTGACTGACTACGGTCGTGACCTGGGTGTTGGTTATGTCGAAGGTGACACCTCTCGTGCTGTCTCCACTAGTGATACCTACACTGCTAACAACTTCCCTGCTACTGTGAATGGCGTTGCCACCACTTATGCTTGGACTAAAACTGACACTGACGTTGGTACTACGTTGTCTAACGATACTGCACGTGTGTGCACTTTGGCTACCGACGCCACCGCTGGTTCCTGTGTCCTTCAGGTTGTTGCTACTAACGCACAAGCTGACAACTCCCCTCACACTGAAACCCTTACTATCACTGTTACGTGATACGTTGGGAGAGCACCTCAGAGTCGGACTCTCCCTTCCTTTGGCTTTTGGCCCTACGGGATAACCAATTGCCGAACGTTCGGTAAGACGTTGAATTTTACCACAAAAAAATTTTCAACTAAATATCTTAGAGCTCTAAGAGACTGTAAAACATACACTCTCTAAATTACAATGGCAACTTTTAACGTACCCGCTTTTAACAACAACGAAGTGCGCGGTACTTCCTTCGGTTCTGTAAACCGTAACCCTGGTCTGGGTCGCACCGGCTTCGGTGATACCGTCACCATCAATGGTCAGACCGTCAGTGCATACGACGCTAAGTATGCAACTTACCTGAAGCTCTTTACGGGCGAAATGATCAAGGCGTATGAAAGCGCTACGATCGCTAAGGGCACCGTTCAAAGCCGTCAGCTCCGCAACGGCAAGGCTGCTCAATTCATCTTCACCGGTCGCATGTCGGCTGAGTATCACACCCCTGGTCTGCCTATCCTCGGTTCCGATGATAACGCAGCTGGTCTGGGTAGTGGTATCCCTGTGGCTGAGAAGACCATCGTCATGGATGACCTGCTGATCTCCAGCGCATTTGTCTATGACCTCGATGAGACTCTGGCTCATTACTCCCTGAGGAGTGAAATCTCTGCCAAGATCGGTCACGCTCTGGCTGAGGCATATGACAAGAAGATCTTCCGTACGATCGCTCTGGCAGCACGTGAAGCTCATCCTATCTCTGCCGCTCCTGGTCCTGAGCCCGGTGGTTCTGTGATCCGTCTGGGTGACAACAACGAGTACAACGCTCAAGCCCTGGTTGACGCCTTCTTTGAAGCCGCTTCCATTCTTGACGAAAAGAATATGCCTAAGAATGGCCGTACCGCTGTCCTCTCCCCTCGTCAGTATTATGCGTTGGTCTCACAAGTAGACACCAATATCTTGAACCGCGACACCACTGGCACTAACCTGCAAGCTGGTACCGGTGTGTATAGCATTGCTGGTATTGACATCAAGCGTTCCAACAACCTGCCTTTCCTGGCTGGTACCGTTGCAACCGTCGAAGGTGAGAACAATGACTACAGTGGTGACTTCTCTAGCCACGCTGGTCTGATCTACTACCGTGACGCAGCTGCTTGCGTTGAAGCCATGGGTCCTTCGATCCAAACTTCCGGTTCGGACATCAAGACCATGTACCAAGGCGATCTTGTCGTTGGTCGGATGGCTATGGGCTGTGGCACCCTGAACCCTGCTGCTGCTATCGAACTGCAAGCTACCTGATTTAGGAGACTAACATGGCTATTACTCCTGGAACTAGCCGGATTGTCACTCAAACCAATGCAATGCTTCCTGGTGATCACATCGCTAGCCTCACTTTGAACCCTCCCTCTCCTGTAGAGATTGGGCGTACAGTGTCTGGTGGTGTGCAGGACAAAGCTGCAAATGGTGACGAACTCGGCGCAACCAACTGATCTTAACCAATTAATACTATGGCTAATGCTGCAACTGCTGCCGGTGATAACGGTGTAGCTGGCGTCCTTGACGGTGGTCTGGGTGCTAACTACGGTGCTATCACTGGTACTTTGGCTGCAGGTGACAAAGAATGTGAGGGCTTTGATGAAGCCATCCGTCACTCTGTAGCACGTACCCGCACTGGGCAAACTTTTGAAGGTGGTACCGATTCTAACGGTAACCGCTCTGAAGTGTTCTCTGTGACCCAGGGACTTCGCTTCGCTTACACTGGTGTTGAGGCTGATACTCCCGCTATCGACCGCACCGCTTGATTATACTGGGGAGTCTTATGGCTCCCCCTTTTCTTTTTATAACTATGACCGCTTCCACATTTAAGACCGATACCGAACTATCCGCAGTCAATCAAGTGCTGGGAGCGATCGGTCAAGCACCAGTTACTGAACTTAATTATGCTAACCCTGAGATCTCTTACATCTACCAACTGTTGCAAGAATGTAACCGAGATGTACAGAGTGAGGGCTATTCATTTAATACTGAAAGTCACGTAACTACCAAACCTGATACTAACGATGAATTTCCGATAGCTGATAACGTTTTACAAGTAGATTTATCTGGTGACTTTTCTAACCGTAACGTTAATGTCATCATTAAAAGTGATACCAGTGGTAGTGCTAAACTCTATGACAAGGTACAGCATACATATAAATTTACTAAAGCCAAAGGTCTCCTAAACAATGATGGTTCTCTTGATCTTGATTTTGTTTATCTCCGAGATTTTACTGATCTACCCCAACCCTTTAAACGTCTAGTTATTTACAGAGCAGCTAGCCGTGCAGCAGCACAGCTTGTCTCTAACCCACAACTAGTCCAAATGCTACAACAAAATGAAGTCCGAGCCCAAGCATATTGCATGGAATATGAATGCAACCAGGGTGACTACAGCATGATGGGATGGCGTGATGGAACTGTGTGGCACTCCTATTCTCCTTCTGATGCATTGCGGCGATGAGTTCTATTAGTCAAACAATCCCGAGCTATGTTGCGGGTATCTCAGAACAACCTGACCAACTTAAACTTTCGGGTCAGGTTAAAGATTGTGTAAACGCTCTACCTGACGTCACCAGGATGCTGGGTAAGCGTCCAGGATGTGAGTTCCTACGTGAGGACACTGGAGCTAATGCACACCTGGGTCATTGGTTTGACATTTATCGTGATCCTAACGAGCAGTACATTGGTGTTGTCCGACCAGAAACTGATACTGATAATCAGGATGGTGAGGTTGATATATGGCGTGTAGTGGATGCGCCAATGCGTACGTATAATGATGGTGCAGATCAAGTTCAACGTAGGTACTATCTTGTTGTTACTAATGCAGGTTCAGGACTAACAGAAGGTAATCCAGAAGATAACGCTGCAACTCATGAAGATGTAGCTACAACTAACACTGACAATGGTGATGCTACAGGTCTGACTGTTAACGTCACGGTTAATGCTGCAGGTCTGCTTGCCTCAGCCTTCATCAATGACATTGGTGATGATGATGAATACTCACATGGTGATGTATTAACTATCACTGGCTTTGCCGGAGCTCAAGTTACGTTTTTTACTGGGTTAGCTGGTGAGCAGTGTAATGTTAAATATGATACGGAAACTCATAGTATTGTTGATTTAAATGCTGCTGGTACTACGGCACCTACCACTGCTGACACTAACTGTAATTATTTACAGCATACAAATAGCGATCGTATTAAATCACTGACTGTTAACGACACTACTGCGTTTGTCAACAGGGACACAGTAACGGCTATGGCTGTAGATGATGATGGTGATCCTATTGTAGAGCCTGCTTCTGAGAATGAAGGCTTTATGGAAATCACAGTCTTAGCATTTAACCAGGTTTATCAGTTTAATATTATACAAGGTGAAACTACTCATGAAGTTGATATTGCTGCAACTGGTGCTACCTCAGCAACGGTAGAAGGTGTCCTTGACGCATTTAAAACTGAAGTTGATGCTTTAGCTAATTTTGAGTGCGATAAAATTGGTAACGGTCTCCACATTAGAGCTACTGCAGGTGGTGTTTTTTCACTTGAAACTCCTGAACGACAGTTAATGAATGTCTTCACTGATGAAGTGCAGGACATTACTTTACTACCTGATCAGTGTCATCATCACTACCGTGTTAAAGTTGCTAACAGTGGTAGTCTAGAAGATGATTATTATGTACGGTTTTCTGGTGCTAACGATAGTGATGGCCAAGGTACGTGGGAAGAGTGGCGTGATCCTGGTGTAGAAATTCAGATTGATGCTGCCACTATGCCACACATTATGTTCCGTCAAACTGATGGTTCATTCTTAGTGTGTCCTACTGCATACGATGACCGGATGGTCGGTGATACAACCACTAACCCTACTCCTTCATTTATTGGTGCTAGGATTAACAACATTACTCTGTTTAGAAATAGGCTTGGATTCCTATCTAATCAAAACCTGATCCTCAGCCGACCTGGTGACTTCTTTAATTTCTTTGTATCAACTGCACTAGCTATTACTGCAAAGGATCCTATTGACCTATCAGCTGCATCCCCTAACCCAGCTACTTTGTTCGACTCTATTGAAGTTAACACCGGTCTAGTCCTGTTCAGTCGTACTGAGCAGTTCATGCTGACTACTGATAATGACGTGCTGTCACCTGAGACAGCTAAGATTAACTTTGTGTCTTCCTTCAACTACAATGAAGACGTTAGCCCTTTCTCGCTTGGTACTACTATTGGATTTTTGAATGATGAAGGTAGTAACACCAGGCTATATGAAATGTCTAATCCTCCTAGAGAGGGACAGCCTGAAGTTATTGAACAAAGTAAGATTATATCTAACCTATATCCAACTGGTATTAACCGGATTGCTACATCTAAAAACAATACTATTGTACTAACTGCAGCTTCTGGATCTAGAGATGTCTACGGGTATCGATACTACAACACCACGGAGAGGCGTCTACAATCCGCTTGGTTCAAGCTTAGGATGAGTGGTGATGTGATCTACCACACCATCATCCGAGACACCTACTGGGCCATTGTACGTAACCTAGATACCACGCCTAACCCTGACGTTAATATCGTTACCATTCAAAAGATGGAGCTAAAACAGAACGATGGTACTGTTACAGTTAACAATGCTACTCAAGGTATTATTTGCTATCTTGATAACAAACGTGAAATTCCTCATGCTGACTTAGACTATGATACAGCAACTGACACTACTGAGTTTACCCTTCCGTGGACTTATGATCAAACTAAGTTTAACTCTGATACGTTTGCAACTGGTCTAACTGTATTCCAACTTGGAGATGGTGCTGATGGTCGTGCTGTTGATCTTGTATCAGCCGGTGGTACTCCTGCTCGCATTAATACAATTGATGCAAATTTCCAAACCGTTACGTTGCGTGGACGGTGGAATGAGCAAACCGATATTACAATCACTAACGCTGCTACTGGTGATAACTTAGGGACTGGTAAGTTTGTTGGTCTTGGTACTACAGGTGGATCAGGCTCAGGTTTGCTGCTTGCTGGTGAGGTGGATGTAGATGGTAACCTTAGTAATGTACAGATTGTGAACCCTGGTTCAGGGTATACTACAAATGATGTGGTTACTATTCAAGTAACTCCTGCTCACCCAAGTGGCGATCCAGCTGCTGTTAATACCACTGCTACCTGCACACTAAAGATTACTGAGCAAAGTCTATTTGTAGGTTATGCCTATGAAATGGATGTACAGTTCCCTGTTATCTATCCTGTCAAAGGTGCTGGTGATGCAGCTAAATCTGATGTACAAGGTAGTCTGATTATCCATCGTTTTAAAGTTAATACTAACTCTACGGGCACTTTCCAAATGGAACTTGGTCGTAAACATCGAACCACATTTTCAACCACACATGAAGCAAAGACGTTTGACTCTTATAAGGCAGACGATATTGCTATCGGTGAAGTAGATGAAACCGTAGTCGCGTGCTATGACCGAAACACTAATGTGGATTTACATCTTAAATCTTCTTATCCCCTGCCAGTTACTCTTATTTCTATGACTTGGGAAGGAGAATATACTAACAAGAATTATAGGAGAGCGTAACTATGGCAGTTATTACAGGCGCTGCGCTTCTAGCTGGCGGTTTACAAGCTGGCATGGGTGGCGCCAAGGCTATTTTTGGTCATCACAAGCGGTCCTCAGCAATGGCCCGCCAAAAAAAAGCTGCACTTAAGAAACACAGAGCAGAGAAAAGACAGCTTTATGCTGGACATCAACGTGCTATTGGTAAATTTCTAGATGATGTTAACTATACTGAGCAAATGTGGAACGCTAAGTTCCAGCAAGGTATGGCTGATATTCAGTTTACTAACCAACATGCAGCTGATACTTACTACCTACGACAACAACAACTCAACCAAGAGTTCCAGAAATTAGCATTTGAAGATCAAGATCGTTCAATTAGATTCGCCAAATCACAAGGTATTCCTGCTGCTAAAGCCCAGATGGGTGCTACAGCAGGTCGCTTTGATGTAGCTGCGGCTGCTATCAAAGGTCGTAATGAGGCTATCCAAGCACGTGAAGTGACTGGTATGATTGACTCGTTTGATAAACAGAGTGAAGTTAACTACCGTGTTAACCAGCATAAGCTAGCTAACATTGGTCGCCGCATGTCTATTTTACCACAGCTTGGACGTGTACCTGATGTACCTACTATGCCTGAGAGACCCAGTGGTTTCGATGTGGGTCAAGGACAGATGTGGATGGAGATTGCAGGTGCTGTTGTTGACGGTGCTACAACTGCTCTGTCTATGTCACCTAAGAACCCAGGTTTGGACAAAGCTTTGGAAGAATCACTTAAGGGTGGTAAAGGTGGTGGTGGTTTAAGCCAGTTACAAAATGCAGCCACCTTTAAACTAGGAGATGGTCCTCTAAACTACGGTACACAAGGCATCTCAGGACTTAATATGTCAGGTGGCAGTTTTACACCTTTTAATCAAGCCACTAGTTTTACACCCAACCCGCTGTTTTAGGAGGATTTAAATTTTAATGAAAGACTTTGAAGGACAAAGACAATTTAATCCTGCTAAGCTGCCTAATCTCGGTGAACCACTGCAGACCCTGGATATCACACCACAAATTTCCCAGGCTTACCGAGAAAAGCAGCGGATGGATCAAGGGTATTTAAATGCCCTACAGGTAAATGAAAGACAAGAGTTAGATAATTTAGACATAGAAGCTGCGAACGCTGAACGTGCTGCCAAAAACCAATCTGGAATGCTGGACTCTCTGATGGCATTTGCTCCTAGCTTAGTTAAAATGGGCCAGGATCAAATTAAATCAATGGAGCAAGAGAAGGTGCTTCAAGGTAAGATGAAAAAGTTCGACATGGACTTTTCTGATATCGACCAGCTACCTTACTACCAGCAGCAGATGGCTGAACTGGAAGCTTCAAAACTAAGTAATGACCAGAAGGCTGCTGAAGCTTTCCGTCGTACTCAAAACTATGAGCTAGCACGTGTTTATAAATCATTAGGTGCATCTGAACGTGTAGGTTTTGCTCAAGCATTTCTTGCTGAAAAGCGGGCTGAATTCCCAGCTTACTTAGCTGAACTGATGACGTCTAGCGAAGAAGAGATTACTGTTGGTGGTAAGACATTTAAAATTAAAGATGCTGATGGGCTTGCCGAAAACTCAGCAGCAGCTAAAGCAGGGTATCGTAAGTTCTTAATTCAGAACGGTATCCAGGGTATGAATGACTTCTTCGTAGAAGAGAATTTTACCGGTGGTGAAGATGGTGCTCGTAATGCTACCTATAAACTTGTTAATAAAAAGACCAAGCATGATTCCAAAATTCATGCAGAGAACAACCTGATTAAAGAGGTTAACGTTACTGCCGCCAAAATTAAAACCAACATTGCAACAGCTAATGGAACTGGGCTACTAAATGCCTACAGTTTACTACAAGATGAACACGGCAATCAAATCGGCGGGCGAGAAAAAACTAAAGAGTTTACAAACACACTAAAAAGTTTTATTGACAGTCGTACAATTAACTCACAGGAAGATCTGATGACTTTCCTGCGAAATACTCCCGACCCCGCAGCCCCTGGTCGTACCATGGCAGATCGACACAATCTTGTAACTGGTCTAAAAGTACACATGACTAGTGCCAGGATTAGTGATGCTCGTGATTATTCTAACGCTAAGGCGGCTGAATGGACTCAAGCTGGTGGTCTTAGAGACCAGTACCTAAATCTTTGGAATCAGAAACGTTCCGATCCTAATGATCAGGTAAATCTAAACGAGTATCTATCAGCCCAGCAAGCTTCGATGGCCCTGACTAACAAGGAAGATACTCAACTTAAAGCATGGTGGCAAAATCAATCTGAGCATGGTCAGAATGTAGATGATAACATGGATCTACTGCAGCAGATGGTTGACAATGGTGAAGACCTACCATCCCCCGAGCAAATCAGAATGTTAGTCGGTGATGCCAATGCGGCAAACTTTATTAACATCGCCAACCAACGACGAACTAATTCACAGCGTACAGGTGCTTACTCAAAATCCTATGGATTAGTCCGTACTGCTGTGCAGGAAGCTTCAGGCTATACTGGTAGAGACAGTACGCAAGTCAGCACTAGACAGGCATATCTTATTTCAGATCTACATAGAGATGTAATAAAACAGATAAAGATTTTACAAGATCAAAAGCCTGAAGTATATGGAAATGATCCATTGCTTGCAGAGCAACATGCAGTAGATTACGTACTAAAAAACGCTCGTGCTAACGGTCTAACTAAAACTGGAAAGTTAGAAAATCTAACGTATTCAGCTGGCTCTAACAACGAGTTTGACGCATACTTTAATAATCCGACTATACAAGGACGTCGCCAATCGGTGACTACCGTTTTAGCAGACATCCAAAAACAACAAGAAAAATTCTTTACGGATTATAAGAGTTACGGTCTTGATCTAACTAAAAAAGGTGCGTTCGTTGATGACGCCACATTACTTAGAGCATCAAAAAATTACTACAACAGTGATGGTACTTTTAATGAGAATTTTAGAATGCCAGAAGCTATTAAACAGTTAGATGCTTTAATTCCGGACAAGAATCAACTTCAAATTTTCCAGCAATTGATGGAAACAAATGAACTTATTCCGGTAGACGCTAATAACAAACCTATTGAATTACTCCTCCCACCGTCACTTGATCCGAAATTTAAAGAGACGTATTTTAAAGGTGGGATTGATTCCCGTACACAAACACTTTTAAATAATGCAAAAACTACCGCCGAGTCTCTTAGGATTGGTGCTTCCAGTTCTCTTGGCTTTCAGTCTGCCCGTATCCCAGAGAGATATGGAGCCCCACTTAAAAAAGTCGCAGACGGTGCTGGATTAGACTTTAAAGTCGTTGCAGCACTGGTACAAGCTGAATCAGGATTTCAAGATATAAAATCTCCAGAACGTAATAATGGGACTTTTGATGGTGGTCCATTCCAAGTCAACACAGAATACTATTCCTACACCCCTGGTGACATTGATGGTAATGCAAATCAAGCACTTGCACAACTACTAAAAGTTAAAGCAGTGCTAGCACAGAATGGTATTACTGAAGGTCACCCACATTATGTAGATGGTATGTTGGCTGGTTATAATGCAGGACAAAACAGCCTTAACATTGAAAATGGTAATCTAACTCTTACTGAAACTCAAGAGGCATATGTTCAACGAGTAAGGAGTGCTCAAGCTGGTCTTGGAGATCAAAGCCAACTATCTAACAGCTCACTTCACCGTGGAATGTTCCGTACAACCCATCCTGACACCGGTACTGGTTACACTGTACCCGGTGCTTTTGATTACAAAGGACGTCCTGTAGTGCTTTCTCAAACGGCCACTGCAGCATTTGATAGGATGGTTCGGGAATCTAATGGTGTTGTAAAATGGACTGATGTACACAGTGCTCAACGATCTGAAAGCAAGAACCGAGCTGTCGGTGGTGTGCCTGGATCTAATCACCTTGGTGGTAATGCTGTAGATATCCACGGTGCTTCTAAAGAATGGATCAAAGAACACGGTCACAAATACGGTTGGGAAAATTTAAAAAATAAAGAAAGTGGTGGTACCTACACCGGACATGATGGTCACTTTGACTTTACTAAATAAATGAATGAAGATGATTTCATGCTTTCATCGGATCAGATACTAGCAGCCCAAGAGGAAGAAGAAAGGCGAATCGAAGAAAATGTAATTAGAGACGCTCAAATCAACCAATTGGATAAGCAAGGTCAGCAGGGTAATCCTTATGCCACTCAGTCTGCTGACCCAACTTTCGATGAAGCATTTCCGGGATCTACGGATCCTGAATCTTATAATTATAGAGCAACAGATGAAGAAGGTAGGACAATCCTAAGGGAAGGTCGTACTGAAGAAGAACCTGATGAGATCATTGGTCCTACCCGTGAGCCTGGCCGTAATGAGCCCGGTGGATACATGGTAGGGGGAATCCAAGATCCAAAGGTTGGAAGCCCCTTGAAGGGCATTGCAGATGCCACTGAAGGCATGGTCTTTGGTATGGGTGATTACCTTACCGCAGAGATTAACAAACTCCAGTGGACAGGGATGGAACCCTTGGACCGTCCTAGGAATGTCAATAGTGAACTACAAGATGCACTACGTGATGCTACGGCACAGATTGGACCTAGTATTATCTTGTTTGCACTGACAAGAAGAGGTGCTCAAGGTATCCATGCTAGAGGTGTTGCACCCGCTAAACTCCGTGCACTAGGTAATGACCCTGTGTTTAAGAGGTTTGCTGAGTCTGGCTTAGGTCTTGGTACTGGTATCTACGTAGATGAAACTACGACACAAGCCGCAGAAGATCACAACCTTGCTGGTACACTTAAGAAAAGCTGGCCACAGTTCTGGCATGATAAACTGCCTAACTGGCTCGCTACATCTGATGGTGAATCTGGTGATGTATTCCGTCACAAAAACCGGATGGAATCAGGTGGTTTGAACGTTGGTATTGATATGATTGGTTCCCTTGCACGCCTCACTAAGGCTGCTCAAAAGGCAGCATGGGCTACACGCTGGGTACCACGGAACGAGAAGGCTGGTGTCTTCTTTAAGGACATGGCTGAACAGTACAAAGAATCAGCAATGAACGCTTCACTGCGTAATATGGCTGACGCTGCAGCTGCACGTAATAAAAACCTTGATGACATAGGTGCATATAACCTATCTAAATTAGATCCAGACGCACCACTTGACCGTCCAATCAAAGGTGTTCACGATCTCTACGATAGCCTAGAAACTGCCACACGTTCTGTTGATCAGGGCGGTATTGCTGGTGGTATGACTGACCTTGCACGTATCCAACGTAATGCTGGTACTCAACTAGGTCGTGTACGTAATGCTCTGAGTTCTGTTGCAGCTAAGTTTGCACTGGAACCCGAAAACCTCAAACGAGGTTGGTTGTTGGACACAGCAACTAAAGAGCTTATGGAGGCTGGTAAATGGGATGTAATCGTGGCAAACTACGGTAAGCTCACGAACGCACAGATTGTTAAGACTACGGCAGAAGTTGCAGAAACGCTTTTAGAGCCTGCAGCTGAACCAGGTTTTATGGTAAAGATTCTAAGTCAATTTTCACAGTGGTCTGAAACAGGTGTTAAGACACTTGATCCGATCGGTAAGAAAGCAGTTAAAACTGCAATCAAAGGTTATGGAGAGAAGATCTATAAGCTTGAGCGGTATTTAGCTGATGCAACTTTAAAGACGCAGCTTGCTGGTCAGGTCTCTGACTTTGCTGAAACTGCAATTGAGAATCTAACTGAAGGTGGGGTCCAACAAATTTTAGACGAGATGTATGATCGTCTTGAATTACTGTTGGTTCACCAAAACTTCTCTAAATGGGAAGCTAAAAATACTCTGTTAAACCCTAACAAGTTTAACTCATTAAAATCCTTACTTAAACAGTCACCAAACGACGTTACTAAAACACTAAGTGCTGATGAAGCTGCACGTATTGCAGCAATGGAAAAGATTATTCCTGATGCTAAACGGCTGGTAGATACTTACCGTCAGATTGGTAAAGAACGTCCTGGGTATATGAAGCCTTTCTTAGAAATGCTAGATTATACTAATGGTGATGCAGCATCGATTGCTGAAATGAATAAAGTTTGGGCAAACCTTACTGGTTTCTGGAGTAAACTATTTATTGACCGTGCACCTGAAATGCCTAGTATGGTGGTTGAAGCTGCTTGGTCGAACGTGATGAACTCCAAACTCAGTGCTTTTGCTACACCACTTGCTGCTAAACTTGGTAACGTTGGTGGTATGGTCCAGAAATATGTAGGGTCTTACATGGGTCCTTTGATGTCTTTAGATATGTATAGCCTTAGACGTGCACACCATGCACTCGGTGCTATGTCTGAGACCTTTGCACTAGCTGGTAAGGCATATAAAGATACACTGTGGAAACTATCAACTCAACCAAAGAAACATTTTGAATTGATGAAGCCTGACGTGGCTTTAAAAATTGACCAAAGAATGGCTTTCTTGGAAAGCATGGCAGAAGCTGCATTAGAAGAAGGTAACGACGGTAAAATGATGATCGTCGAACAACTGAGAGCTATGCAAGAAATGGCACTGCACCCACTAATGCGTTTTAGTTCTAACGAAATGTCTGCTGGTGATGAGTGGACTAAAGCCTGGATGGCTAATGTCCAAGCTCGTGCTGATGCTTTTGATGCTGTAAACGGTAGGATTTCTTTAAAAGACTTTGTTAATGAAGGTGTAGAAAAGAAAGAGCTGTTACAGGAAGCATATGAACTAGCTTATGCAAAAATGTTCGATGAAAATGGCATGATTGCTGACCCACGGGTTAAATTTGAATCGGCTGAGATTGCATTGAACAATGATAACTTTTTTGGTGATCGTCTTGGCGGTCTGACTAAAAGCTTTCCTATCCTCAAAACTTTCTTTACGTTCCCACGTAGCCAGGGTAATGCTCTGTCTATGTTTGCAAAGAAGTATAACCCAATTTCTCCCGCTGTTGCAGGCTTTGGTGATGAGGTGTACGATTTCATACGTCCAGGTAGACGCAGTTGGACTGATTTTAGTACACAAGAAATTCAAGCAGCTATGAATAAAAGGGGAATGGGAGACCTTCCCTTTGATCAAATGCAGCAACAGTTTATCCAACTGCGGCATCAAGCCAAAGCTCGTTGGGCTATGGGTACGATGTTCAGTATGTTGGCTGTAAATGCATTTATGCAAGACGGTATTACTGGCGATGGACACTTTGATCCTAAGATTCAACGTGCTCGTGAAGAACAGAAATGGGTTGCTAGGAGTTTCAAAGTACCAGGTACTAACAAGTACATTTCCTATGATTTCCTAGGTCCTATCGCTGACGTTATTGCTACTACAATAAACGTTGCTGATAACTGGGAAACTCTTGGCGAGCAAGGTGTAGAGACTATGCTTCAAAAAATCTCCTTCTTCCTTGCAGCTAACATGGAAGACAAAGCTATGATTACTAGCTTTAAATCTGCGTTAGATGTTATTAACGGAGATGAAGGTGCTAAAGCTCGTTGGGTTGCTGGCATGGTAAATGATATGATTCCTGGTGCAGGTCAACGCAGTGAATGGGGCCGATTGATGTCCAATGAACGCCGTGAGCTGAACCGTACTATGGATGGTTATTTCCGTAATAGAAATAAGTTTGCAGATGCCTTTTCTCCTGAAGGTGCACGTATGCCGGTTTCTCATGATTGGATTTACGGAAAACCTGTTGATGGAACTGAACCATTTATGATTCGGTTATTCAATGCTTATAACCGTGGTATGAAAATCAGCACTGAACAAGGTCCTGAAGCTCGTTTCTTGACTGCTGTTGAATATGATTCACGTCCACTGTTTAACAAAAATGCTGATGGTGTAGAATATACACCCCAAGAACGGGCTCAACTATATGCTATGGTTGGTCAAGATGGTTACTTCTTACAAGCCATTCGAGATGTCATGAAACAGCATGTAGATTCACTAGATAAATTCGATGAATTGCGTCAAGCTGGTCGTGAAGTACCCATTGATCAATTTTTAATGATCCATTCTGAACTCGATTACCACCTTGAAATTGCACGTAAATCTGCCGAAGATCGGCTACTTTCACGTGACCGTTTACAGACTGAAGGTTGGATTCAAAATGCTAATATCGGTCGTGTACAACGTGGTGAAGCTCCGTTAAGCTTTGCTGCTCAACAGTTCTTACGCGACTCTGTAAACAAGTAATGCTAATTTCTGATGGCAACTACACAAAATGAACACAGTGGAAACGGTACAATTCGCCGCTTTTCCTTTACATTTCCCTATATTAAAGAAGATGACGTTAAAG